CCGGGGTTCCTCCGTGCCATCGCCTCGGCCAGCGCCGACCCGATGGGTACTTACAAACAATGGAAAAAAAAGTGACATGCTGGCGACGATCCTGTGCATTTGGGGCGGCCTGGTGATCTGGACATGGGCCATGCTCCACTTGGACCGAGTGACGGTGTTTTCCTATGCGCCCTGGGCGCTCGCCATGGCCTCGGTGTCCATGTCGTCGTTTTATGGGCTGCTGAACTTGCTGGCGGGGTGGCAGCCGCACACGCCGACCGGCCTAATGTTAGCCGCCGTGGCGCTGTCGATCATCGCCGACCGCAGGCGTTCGCGCCGGAGGCCCGGCTGCGGGTTTAATGGCCTTTCCGGGAAGAATGACCATGTTGACCGGAAATTTACTGATAGCCAGTAAAAAAATTTAAAACAAATTAACTTAATAGCGACAAACAAAAATGACACCGGCCCAACTTGCAACATTCAAAGCGGCGATACTGGCGCAATCGGCAGTTTCCGCCTATGTGGCGGCAGGGAACGACACGATGACGGCGGCATGGTACAACCAGCCGTCAAGCTTCATTGTGTGGCGCACCAACGTCACCGTCGCCGAGATAACGGCGGGCGCAATCGTCTGGATCGATGTGGCGGCTTTGACCGTTGGAAACGCACGCGTGTGGGAGTGGATGCGGACATTGCCGATTATCGACGCTTCCCAGGCCAACATCCGCACCGGGTTTAGCGCGGCGTTCGGCGCGGGTTCCGCTACCGTGACGGCGGCGCTGCCCATCATCAAGCGGGCCGCGACCAACGCGGAGGCGGTGTTCGCCACAGGGACGGGGACAACCGCTACACCGGGGCTTCTCGTCTTCGAGGGACAAGTCACCGAAAACATGATCGCACAAGCGTTGAGGCCGTAATGGCAACCTGGACAAAAACGGCACGGACAATAATCGCGGCTGGGACTTCAAGCGCAATTGGAACCCCGACAAGGGGGACGCTGGCGCTCATTACCGCGGATGGCGGTATACTAACAGTGAAAATAACCAACGGCGGGACCGGGCCGACTGTGCAACTCGTTTGCAACATACTCATTGCCCACAACGCCAGTACGCCAAGTGCTGCTAGTGCAGGAACCGACTGGAAAACCCTATACAGTATTGGCGGGGGGACTACCGGAAGCGCAATTACAGAACAGGCGTTCGAGATACCGCGAGGGGTGATGCAGCTGGAGGTTGAATTTAAAGACAACACCGGGCAGGCCGTTGTCTGCGAAGCATACTTCTCGGAAAATACGAGCTTCGCGTGATAATCGCCCCCCAGCGCCGTCAAATAAACCTGTTATCCCAGCAAGCGCGGGGGCTGGTTGGGTTTTGGCCGTTGGATGAAAAAACAGGGAATGTGGCTAAAGATTATTCATTAAGTAAAAATAACGCCACTAATTCAATGGTTCCTGGTATTTCCTATATTGGCGGCGTATCGCAGTCAACACTGTATACAAATCAAGCAGTGAGTTCAAGCAATATTGATTTTTCTGTTTCAACTAACTGGACTATATCATTGTGGGCTAATATTCATACACGAGGCACTCTTCTAAACTCATATCAAACACTATTTACTTCTAGTAGAACGAATATCCGCACTAACGGGAACGGAAATGACGGACTTTTTCAATCCGCTTGGCAGAGAAGCAACGGGGATTTTTATTGGACGACTTACCCAGACCCACCCTTAAACAAAATAACACATGTCGTATTAGTAATTGAGAACGATAATATTCCTGGTGTATATTATAACGGTAATCAGGTAGGAAGTTCTGGTGTTTTTTGTTTTCATGTTGCTTTAATAGTCCCGTCACAGGCAATTATCGGAGGTGCTTCATCATCAATTACAATGGATGAGTATATTAGCGATGTTAGAATATACAATAGGGCATTATCGAATTTAGAAATACGCTCTTTATATGTCAATCCAGACGGCATATGGCAAAAACAAGGGCATTGCCCTTTAGTATGGGAGGCACCATGGCTCTCCATCGCTGCCGCGACATGCGACCCCACCGCACCGGCCTTGGCGTTGACCTCATCGGCGTTGCTGACACTGGCAAGCATCGGATCAACCCCTATTGCCAATGCGCTCGCGCTATCGAACGCATTGGCAATGTTGCTGGCTGACATTGCCGAGAATCCCACCGTCCCCACGGTCACGATTCAACAAGCGGTCGCTTTGCTGTGTGTTGATGTGTTTGGCAGTGCCTATGCCAGCGCGGCAACGCTATCAAGCCCGTTTTTGAGCATCGACATGGCAACGCTGACCCCGACCACGGGCGCCATGGCAATCGCGCAAGCCCTCTGGCTGGTGATCGCTGACGCTACATCATCCCCTTCGGCGCCTTCACTCTTACTCCAACTCGCCTTGGCGATTGAACAAGCCACTTCAACGCCCACCGCCGACACGCTGGAAATGACGCGGGCCATACAATTGCTGATTTCCCAAGTCACCGGAATTCCGCATGTTGATGCCGTGGCGTTGACTGAATTGCTCATCGGAATAGGAAAGCTGGTAAACCCAAACCTTGCAATTGCCACATCGCCGTTGATACTGCATTCCGCCACACCCACCAGAACGATCAAGAGAATCTGACATGGCAGCAAAATTCTTCAATCTCAATGTCCTTGATTTTGGACTTAACTACATTCCGGCACGGGTCACAGCATCCAAGTCGTTGCGGGTGCATTTGCTGAAAGCCTACACGCTCGGCGATTCCTATGCCACCTGTGTTGGAAATAGCGTAGGCTCCAACAGCGTTGACCTGGTGGCGGGGGATTTCGCCCTGGCCAACCAATCAACCGGGCGCAAGCTGACCATAGCCAGCAAGGGCATATTGGTCACAGCCAACACCGGCGTTACGCCTGATCTAGAGGTGGCAATACTTAATTCAACGGATTCGGAAGTTCTGGCAGTCACCGACGAAACCACCAACGAACAACTTTACATAGGCGACGTGCGGCAGATACCTGCGATTGTCTTGAATATGAACCAGCCGACATGATAACGCTAAATTTCTACAAGGACCGTGACAATGCCGAGGACATCGTATTGTGCCAAGGGCAAGCGGCCATCGACGCCACCCACATCACCCGCATCGTGCTAATCCCGGATGTGGGCGCTTCGATAGATTCGGCAGTATCACCGGCGCTATTCGAATGGCCCGTGACTGTTGCGGGCGGGGAATTTGCAGGCGACAAGGGCATCAGGCTGAAATTCGGGGCGTTGGGCTTGACGCCGGGGAAGCATTTTTACTCGCTGATAACCTACGATTCCGACAACCTGGACGGTGTAGCCTGGGAACCCGGGTTGATAGTACAAATAATCATCTAGCCGATGGACGCATTAAAGATCAACATCGAATTCCCGCAGGGGTTCCAGCGGTTCCATTTCGATCCCAAGACTTTTAAAAAATACCTGCGCCTGGCCGCTTCCGGCGTCACCAAAGACGCAAAACGGCTGGTTTCCCGGCATGCCGTTTCCAAAGGGGGGGATTTTTTCGGGCGCGACACCGGCGACACCGTGAAGGCGATACGGGCGCGGATCGGCTTCAGCGGCTGGTCGGCGGTCATCTCGCCGAGCAAGCGCTCGGCGCGGATGCAAGAGCGGAATTTTTATCCCACTATCTTGGTATATGGCTCGAAAAAAATGGTTTCCAATTGGCGCAACAAAGGCGGCAAAAAAAAACGCGCAGGCCATGGCGTATTGGAACCGCGCAGGGACCCGATAGCCGAGGCTTTCGACGCACGCCGCGCATTCATCCGCGCCACGCTCCAGGAAGGCTTTGCCGAATCGTTGGGCGTGGTATGAACCTGGACGACCTCATCGCGCAAATCCGCACCTATGCCTCTGTGTTCTCCGGGCGAGTCGCAGGCACGGCGGAATTCAAGCCCCTCGAAGAGGCCGTCAACATGTCAGTCCCGGCCGCCTATGTCCTGCGCCTGGACGACGAGCCTGGCCAGCGCATGGCGCAAAACAGCGTCGAACAGCCGTTGATGGAAGGGCTGGCGGTGATTGTCGCGCTTTCCAACACCGCAGACGAACGCGGCCAGGCGGCTGCGGAAACCGTTGACACCATCCGCGCATCGTTGTGGGCCGCATTGTTGGGCTGGCAACCGACCGCGAATCATCGCGGCATTGAATACCAGGGCATGTTCCTGCTGCACCGCGACCGTTCGCGGATCTGGTATCAATTCGAGTTTGGCGCGTTGATGTACATCGGGCCGTCCGACGGCTGGCAAGAGGCTTACCTTGATAATTTGCCGCACTTTGACGGGATGCATGTCAACGTCGATGTCATCGACCCGATCGCCCACCCTGTGCCAGGCCCGGATGGCCGCATAGAATTTCAAACCGACACCAAAACGCTACCTTAAGGAGTCATTCCATGCCCCACATCTACCCTGTCCCCGGTTTGACAGTCCCCGATCCCTACCACGATTACAAGCCGCTTCCAGTCGATGGGCGGTTCGTCCCCTGGAACCAGCATTGGGAAAAGCAATTGGCTGAAGGCGCGATTACTTTGGAAGCGCCCCCCAACACGTACCATTCCCCGACCACGAAACCGTCAAAGGCAACACTATAATGACTATCTCATTTAATAATATCCCGGCGGGCAATGGCATCCGCGTGCCGTTGTTTTACGCCGAAATGGACAATTCGCAGGCCAACTATTTCAGCCAGGCCGTTCGCGGCCTGTTGATCGGGCAAAAACTGGCGGCCGGCACTGCCACTGCCAATGTCCCGGTGTTGGTCAATTCGCAGATCCAGGCCAACACGCTATTCGGCCAAGGCTCGATGCTGGCGCGGATGTTCTTAGTTTGGCGGCTCGCCAACCCCATCGGAGAAATCTGGGCATTGCCGCACTTGGAAAATGCCGCCGGGACGGCACAAACCGGCACCATCACCGTCACCGGCCCGGCCACCGCCGCAGGCACCATCAACCTGTACATTGCCGGTCAACTGGTGCAAGTCGCGGTCGGCTCGACCGACACCGCCACAACGGTCGCCGCCTCGATTAGCACCGCCATCAATGCCGCCGGGGATTTGCCGATCACCAGCACGCCGTCAGTGGGTGTGGTCACCTGGACATGCCGCTGGAAAGGCGCAACCGGGGCCGATTTGCAAAACCTGGTCTGCGATTCCTACCAAGGCTTGGCAGGGGGTCAAAGCCTGCCCACCGGCATTTCGATCGCCTATGCCGGTGTCGTGGCGGGCATCACCAACCCGACATTGGTTTTGACCGGCATGGGCGACGAACCCTACGATTTCATCGTCTCGCCGTACACCGATGCCACCAGCATCGCCGCCTTGAGCACGGAATTAGGCGACGTGTCGGGCCGCTGGGCCTGGTCGCGTGAGGTTTATGGACATGTCTACTCTGCCAAGCGCGACACTAGCGCCAACCTGGTGTCGGCGGGGGCGGCGTGGAACGACCAACATTTAACCGTCGCGGCGGTGGATGTGGACACACAGCATCCGGTCTGGGAATATGCCGCCTCCTATGCCGCCGCCAATGCCGTCGGCATCGCCGCGGACCCGGCGCGGCCCACGCAGACCCTGGCGCTCTACGGCTTGACGGCCCCGCGCAAAGGCAAGCGCTTTTTGTTCACCGAGCGCAACAGCCTGCTGGCCTATGGCATCGCCACCAGCTTTGTCGATTCCGGCGGCACGATCCGCGTGGAGCGGGCGATCACCACCTACCAGAAAAACGCCTTGAGTGTGTCCGACCTGAGTTATTTGGATTCGGAATCCCTGCACACCTCGGCCTATGTGCTGCGCTTCCTGAAATCCGCAATCACCAGCAAATATTCCCGGCACAAACTGGCAAACGACGGCACGCCCTACGGTGCCGGGCAGGCCATCGTCACCCCCAACGTCATCAAGGGTGAATTGCTGGGCGGATACAAAGCATTGATGGACCAGGGCATCGTTGAAAATGCGGACGCCTTTGCCAAATATCTGATCGTGGAGCGTGATCCAACCAACCCCAACCGCGTGAACGTGCTTTATCCGCCAGACTACATCAACCAACTGCGAGTGTTTGCCGTGCTGAATCAATTCAGGCTGCAATACCCGGCAAACTACTGAGGAAAAAACCATGGGCGTTAGAATTGCTGGCGTTTGTTACATCAAGGCAGATGGTGCGCAATTGACCATCGAAGGGGGCGTAGAAACCAACATCGCCCCCACCAAAAAAGAGACTGTCATGGGCTTGGCACAGGTGGCAGGGTACAAGGAAGTGTTTCAGCGGCCCTTCCTGAAAGTGACCGCACTCAACACCCCGGATTTCCCCCGCTCCCTCCTGGCGGCCGGGACCAACATGACCATCACCGCCGAACTTGCCAACGGCAATGTGTATTATTTATCGGGGGCGTGGATGGAGGGGGAACCCTCCATTGCAGCCGTCGAGGGCACGATAGCGCTTGAATTCTCGGGGATCCAAGGCAGCTACGCCTCGTGATCTGGCGGGGGGTGCCCGGTTTTTTCATCAATCACAGCCTGCGCCATTCACATGCCAAAATTCACGCTAAAGACCCCTATCACCGTTTTCGATGCCGAGACGCAAACCGAAAAAACCCTTTCCGACATTACTTTAAGGGAACCCACCACCGACGATTACCTAAAATTAGGCGACCCCTATGTGATGGGCATCTCTGGCGGTGGATCGTTAAGCCCAAAACCCGCCGTGGTCAAACAATATATTTGCGAGTTGGGCGGCTTGATGCCTTCTCAGCTAAAAACGATTGACCTGGCGGACTTCATCAACCTGCAAGGCTGGGTCGTCAATTTTTTTATGGAGAAGTTGGGGCAGGCCAGCAATTGAAATTGGAGCAAACGGCCTTCGACCTGGCCTACTTCTGGAAACAGGACCCGGACAGGTTTTTGCTCATGCCGATCACCCGATTGTCCCGCTATTGCCAGCACACCAACCGAATTGCCGAGTCCCTGTCATCATGAAAATCGAAGTTTCCACGATATTGCTGATTGCGCCCCGTTGCGACCCCCTGATGGCGGGGCAATTGGCCCAATGCCTGCCAACGCTGTTGGGAAACAATGGCATCGACACGCCATTGCGGTTGGCGCATTTTTTCGCGCAAACCGCACATGAAAGCGCGGGCTTCACCCGGTTTACGGAAAATCTGAATTATGGTGTGCAAGGGTTGATGAACACTTTCCCGCACGGTTTCAATGCCCACAATGCACCGGACTATGCGCACCAACCGGAAAAAATCGCCAACTTTATCTATGCCAACCGCATGGGCAACGGCAACACGGCCTCGGGCGACGGCTGGAAATACCGTGGGCGCGGCATGATCCAACTCACCGGAAAGGAAAACTATGCCGAATTTTCGGCGGACAAAGGAATCGATGCCGTCAAAGACCCGGATTACCTGTCCACGGTGCCAGGCGCGGCCCTGTCGGCTGTGTGGTTTTGGGGCAAATTCAAGATCAATGCCCTGGCGGACAGCGACAACATTGCGGCGATAACCCGCCTCATCAATGGCGGTGACAATGGTTTGTACGAACGCATCCGGCTTTTATCCAAAGCCAAGAACGCCTTCCAGGCCAGCGTATGAGCAAGGAACTGCACCTCAAGGCGATCATCACCGGCATCGACAAGCTTTCCCCGGTCATCAAAGCCGCAAACAAGCATCTGGGGGTGATGCAGCGCGGCCTGGCAAACTTTGGCCGGGGGGCATTGCCGATGGGCGCGGCCTTGGCGGCGGGCATGGGCCTGGCCACCAAGTCATTCATGGATGCCGAGGATGCCGCCAAGCAATTGCAAAACACCATGATGCTGAAGGGCGGCAATGTCCCCAAGGCGTTTGAAAAAATCGAGGCGATAGCCACCCGGCTGGGCGCAACCCTGCCCGGTTCGACCGCCGATTTTGAAAAAATGGCATCCAATTTAAGGGCGCTAGGACTGTCCGACAAAGCCATCCTTGGCGGCGCATTAGAGGCCACTGCAAAGCTTGGGGTCGTCGGCAAGGCATTGGGCGAAACCTATGAAAGCGCGGCGGAAGGCGTGGCTAAATTCTCCAATTCGATGGGGATTGCCGAAAAAGACCTGGTGCCGTTTGCCGACACTGTGCAACGGGCCTTGCACCTGGGCGTGAAAATCCCCGATATGGAATATGCCCTGGCGCGGGTGGCGGGGCCGATGAAAGCGATGGGACAGTCGGGGCTGCAAGCGGCAAACGATGTGGTGCCATTGATCGCACTGTTGGAACAGGCGGGCATCCATGGCGAAGAGGCTGGGACCGGCATAAAAAAGGCAATTGAGGTTTTCGCCGCGCATAAAAAATTCACCACCATCGAAGCAATGGTCAAAGATTTGGAAAAGCTTTATGCGCTGTACGGGAAAGATACTTTTGCAGTATTCACCAAGGAATTCGGCGCGGAACATGCCGCCAAAATCGTCCAGATCGCCATGGGCGGCTATGACAAAAAACGGCATGAAATGGAAGCGGAAGCATCGCTGAATGATCGCGTCGGCAACACCCTGGACGCGCTGTCCAGCAAAATGGAAAACCTGGGCGGCAACGTCGAAAACCTGGGCGCGTCGATAGGCCGCATCTGGTCGCCGGAAATGAAGGGGGCGTCCGACGTGCTGGCGAATTACGTCGTCCATGTGGACGAATGGGTAAAGGCGCACCCCCGCATGGTCAAGACCATCAGCGCGGTGGCGGGGTCGCTGATCGGCATCAAGCTGGCCGCATTGGCGGCGAGCTACGGCGTCATGGCTTTGCGGCTGGCGTTCATGTCCATCCCGTTGGGATTGTTCGTCACCGCACTGGCTGCGGCGGCGGCCTATGCCATCACCAACTGGGACAAGGTTGCGCCGTACTTTGAGACGTTCTGTAAAATCATCAAACAGGACATTGAAGATTTCAAACATGACTGGCAGGGCATGACCGAAACACTGGCGGCGTGGGCGGCCTATGCCGTCTCCATCTGGGACAAGGTTGCGCCGTATTTCGAGAGGTTCTTTGGAATCATCAAACAGGACATTGAAGATTTCAAACATGATTGGCAGGGCATGACCGAAACACTGGCGGCGTGGGCGGCCTATGCCATCTCCATCTGGGGCAAGGTTGC